AGTATGTTTATAAAGAAAAATGGCAGTTTTTCACATCTGATAACTATAGATTATTTAAGTATGTGCTTATTCCGTGTATTATATTTGAAGTGGCTGTGATAATGTATTATCCGAAAGAATCGATTATGGCTGCTAAGCAAGTTGGTGCTGAGGAAAGTGTTGATAAGTAAAATAGAAAATTCAGAAGAGAAGAACACGCTTTTGAGAAAAGGGCGTGTTTTTTTATGTGGCAAAAAAAGGATTTGAAAATATCTCACCTATTAAAGATGTATGGGGAGATGGTGATTTAAGAATGAAAGGAAGAAAAAATGGAGTAAGAAATGAGTTCAAAAATAATATTAAAGCGCCTGGCGGCCAAAGAACTGGAAGAAAAAATTGATGCTTATTTTGATCAGTGCCGCGAAGATGATGAACCCGTGACAATCACGGGATTGGCATTGGCACTTAATATGTCAAGAGAAGAGCTTAAAGATTGCGCACAAGATGAAGCTTGCGTTTTTGTGATTAAACAAGCGATATTACGCGTGCAAAATGCATATGAAAAAAGACTAATCAAGAGAGGCAATACGGGGGATGTGTTTGCCCTTAAAACTTTTGGTTGGACAGATAAACCGGAGACGGAAAAAACAATTAAAATCAAAAAAGCATTGGTTTTGTTTGAAGATGAACAATATGCGTTGAAAAATAAAGAAAATGAGGAAAAATAAAAAGTTGATGGTGGAAGTGAAAATACCGGTAAAATTTAAGCCACTCTTAAAAGAGAAATATCGTTATAAATTGTACTGGGGCGGGCGTGCCGGCGGAAAAAGTTTTGCCTTTGCAGACTGTTTAATCATTAAGGCACGAATGGGAAAGTTCAGAATTGCGTGTGTGCGGGAGACGCAAAGTTCAATTAAAGATTCGGTTTATCAACTCTTAAAAGATCGGGTGATGTATTACGGCTTTGATGATTTTAAGTTTTATGATGATCGTATTGAAAATGTGCTGACGGGAAGTGTGTTTTTGTTTAAGGGCTTAAAAGACCAAAATTCACAAAACATTAAATCGCTTGAAGGAATTGATATTTGCTGGGTGGAAGAAGGACAGAAAATATCAAAAACATCATGGGACATTTTGGATCCGACAATTCGGAAAAAAGGCTCTGAAATATGGATTTCAATGAACAGAGAAGAAGAAAATGATCCGATTTGGAAAGCAGTCGGGGTATTACCCGATGAAAAAACACTGGTTGTGAAAGTGAATTATTATGACAATCCGTATTGTCCGGAAGAAATGAAATATTTAGCCTTAAAATGCAAAAAAAACAGCCCGTCCGATTATGAACATATATGGCTTGGTCTGCCGGCCGCGCAAGGAGCCAGAAAATTAGTGGCCTATCAAGATGTTGTTAAGGCTCAGGAAAGTAAAATTTTCAGTTCGACTTCACCGCTTGTGGTGGGGGTTGATATTGCACGGTTCGGTGATGATAAAACGGTGTTTTGTTATCGCAAAGGAAGATGGTGTTTTAAGATGGAAGTTTATGAAAAAAAAGATACGGTTGAAGTGGCAAATTTGCTAACCAATCTGATTAACGAAAAAAGACCGGCAAGGGTGTTTTTGGATTTGGGAAATACAGGTGCGGGCGTGTATGACATTTTAAAGGATCGGGGGTTCGGTGCAGTGGTGAGAGGAGTTAATTTTGGGGCTAAAGCCATTAATGATGACAGGTATTTTAACCGGCGCGCGGAAATGTGGGACTTGGCAAATAGCTGGCTGAAGTCGGATCCGCCCGTTGAGCTTGTGAAAGATGATGAACTATCAGATGATTTATGTTCGGTTGAAAAAAATTATGACAGCAGCGGCAGGCTAATGCTTGAAAGCAAAGAAAAAATTAAAGAAAGGATAGGGCGATCACCTGATAAAGCTGATGCCTTTGTTTTGACCTTTGCCGAACCGGTGTATGACACGGGGGAAACGAGGCCGCTTCATGTTAAAGGGGTAAGTATTGAAAGCTTGTTTCAGACAAGGGTATCAGGCGGATGGTGAAAAGATATCTGAGATTAAAATTTTAATTTAGGAAAGGAAAGAGGAAAAATGCAAGCGATTATGGACAGAGTTTTTATTCGGCCCGATGCGCCGAAAAAAGGTGTGATCATCATTAAAGAAAATGAAGAAGCCAAATCCGGTATTGTGGTGTCGGTGGGTAAAGAAGTAAAAAGCGTTCAGCAGGGTGACCACGTGCTTTATTTTAAATGGGATGATTTAATCTTACCGAATGGTTTGGTTGCCGTGAGGGAAAAGAGTTTGCTCGGGGTTTATCAACAAGAAGAAAAGGATAAATAAAAAGATGAATGATGAAGTTTTAAAATGGATCGGAAAAATTACAAGAGCCGAAAATGTGTGGCAGGCATATGAAGATTTAATTGATGAAATCAGAAGCTATTATGCCAACAAAAGACGGAAAAACAAACAAAACATTTTTTGGAGCTCAATTGAGACGTTAAAGCCGTTTATTTATTTTAAGCCGCCGGTGCCCTATGTTGAGCGCAAAGATAAAAAAGAAAATCCGGTTTTGGATGCGGCGTGTCAGATTTTGGAAAAGGCACTGACAGCCAGCTTGGAAAGTCAGGATTTTGACGGCGTGATGAAATATGCCAGAAATGATTATTTAACCATTGGGTTGGGGCTGACTTATGAAAAAGTTGATCCGGTATTTAAAACAGTGTTTTTGCAACCTACCGAAAATATGCCCGAAAGTGAGCCGGTGGCAATGCAGGTTTTGGATGATGTGCGTGTTTTAACAAATTATATCGATCCCAAAACGGTGGTGATGGACTGTACACATGTGCGTGTGTGGGAAGATGTGAGCTGGGTGGCTCAGAAAATAGAGATGACCAAAGCCGAAGTGATTGAACAATTCGGCAGTAGCGTTGCAGATGAGCTGTTAAAAGATGAAAATGAAGATGAGGAAAGGGAACGTGCAACCTGTGTTTATAAAATTTGGGATAAAAAAAACAAAAAAATACGCTATCTTTCCAAAGAAGTTTCAGGGGAATTTTTGCGCGTTGATGATGATGTTTTGAATATTTCGGGCTTTTTTCCGTTTCCGAAGCCTGTTTTTGCAACATTGATTAATGATGGTGTGGTGCCGGTGCCCGATTATGTGCAGATTAAGTGTTTGCTTGATGAGCTCGACGGTGTTAACTCTAGAATGCAGCTTGTACAGCAGGCCTTAAAAATTTCAGGTGCATATGACGGCTCGTTTCCGGAGCTTGCCAATATTTTAAATAAAGATGTGACGCTTGTGGAAATTGCGGATTTTGAAAAAGTGCGCGAAAAAGGCGGGCTTTCCGGATTTATGGAATTTGCACCGATTGAGCAATATATTAAGACACTTCAAGCATTAGCTGAACGGCGAACGATGCTGATGAATTCGATTTTTGAAATTACCGGCGTGTCGGATATTATGCGTGGGAGTTCAAACCCGACTGAGACAGCCACCGCCGTGACCAAAAAAACAAATTTCGGGACACTCAGAAATCAGGACAGACAAAATGATTTTCAAAGATTTGTAACGGATGTTTTGAAAATTAAAGCAGAGCTTATTTGCGAGCAGACACCGGCAGAACAGCTTAAAAAATTTGCCGATAATGTGAAGCCCGAACATTTGGAAGCTGCGATTTTGCTCTTAAAAGAGGATAAACTCAGAAATTTGACTTTGGGTATTGAAACGGATGTGGGATATAACCAATCGGAAGAAGCGCTAAAGACGAATGGCACCGTTGGTAGAATTCATGAATTGATTGTGGGGGCGTTCGGGATTATTTCGGCACAACCGCTTTTGTTGCCGCTTTATAAACAAATGATTGAAAGCGTGGCGCTGACATTGCCGCAGGCACGACAGTTTTCAAGTGTGATTGAAAGTGTTTTTGAAGAAGTTCAGCAAGAATTTTCAAAAGAAGACAAACCGGATCCGGAAATGATTAAGGCGACGGCAACGCTGTTGAAAAACCAAAATGACTTTGAAATTAAACGGCAGGCGAATGCGATTAAGCAAGAAGAGGTGAATTTGAAAAGACAAGTTGAAGCCGATAAGGTGGCCTTAACAAACAAAGAAATGAATTTGCAGGCCGGTTTGGAGGCGGCAAAATTAAGGCAACAAAACAAAGGTGAGGTGAAAACAAATATTTCAACAGGATATGTGAAAGGATTTTAAGACAAATGAACAGACTTAAAAGTGCGCTTGCCATGGTGCAAGACGAAAAAGGGATGGATGAACGCGAAGAAAAAATTGTTGATGATTTTTATAAGCACCTCAAACAGCCTAAAATAGAAGATTTTTCGACAACGCCATATTGCGATACGGAAGGAAAAAACACGGTTGGTGCGGGCCTTAGAATACCACAATACAAGGATATTGCCGATTTGACCTTAACTTCAAAAAAAGAACCTATCAGTGCGGATAATCCGGCGTGGAGCGAACCGCAAAAACAAAGTTTTTTAAAACAACTGAATGAATTTTGCAACAATAAGCAAAATAGAAACCTATCGCCTAAAGGCCAATTTGATAGATATCAGAAAATTTATCACGAAACGGTGCCGTATTTTCAGGCAGATGAATTGGATGCAAGAGGCAAGGATTATATCAGGCAAAATGCTTTGCCGGAGGCCATCAAAAATGTGCAAAATGTGGGAATTGATTTTTACAACGATTTGACAGATGATGGGCAAAGGGGATTTTTAGACATGCAATACAATTTGGGCGGCAATAAATTTAAGCTGATTGATTTATATGACCCCGAACAGATTAAGAAGAGTTCTTTGCAATACAAAAATGAATTGTCGGCAGATCCGGAAAGCTACCGAAAACCCGAAATCTATAAGGATTTAACAGATCATGATTATTGGCCAAAGCTGAGTATGGAAAGTAAAAATCGAAACCCCACAGGTATGGCAAGAGAATCGCATAGAAAGGATATATCGACTGAAAGAAACGACCAGACAAGAGGCTATTTTGAGCATGCGTTTAAAAATCCGTGGAAAAGTGATTAAGGATGGTGGTAAATATCGGGGCATGATTATATAAATAAAAAAAGGAGGCTTTGTGCAATGAAGAAGGTGATTTTTGGGATGTTGGTTGTGCTCTTCGGCTGTGCGCCGGAAGTTAAACAGACGCCGAAATTATTTCAAAACCCGATGTTTAATGAAGTGCTGTATGGCAGAGGAAATAAAAATTTTTCACATGATATGCGTATCACGCCGACTTCGCTGACAGATTATGATTCGCCGGAAGAAAACGCTGATTGCGAATACATAATCGAAGATGCCAAAGGGGTGTTGTTAAAATGTAAAGAGAAGTGGGTTGAAGAAGAATATTTGTTGATATTTTCACGCTACAAGGCGGTTTATAACCACGGTGAGGACAAGTGGTGTGATGTTTGGATATGTTCCTTTGTGGTACGTGAGGGAAGGATTAATGAAGGTAGTACCTATTTATCTAATGTTTCAAGCAAGGTATTTAACTGCGCCAATGAAAAGGACAGCACTAAAGATTTTGGATGGGGCGGCCCAGAGATAAACTGCTTTGATGAGATACGCGCGCGCGGCTGGGATAAATATATATCGGCTAAGTGGGAGTGAACAGCGGCAAAATAAAGCTGAAGACACGCTTTTGAAAAAAAAGCGTGTTTTTTTATGTGGCAAAACAATTTTTTAATTCAAAGAGAGGAAATAATGCAAATAGTTTATGTGTCAGATGAAAATTATATGCGCTATGTTCAAAAGTCGGCGCAAAGCCTGTTAAAGGTTAATCCCAAAGCGCATATTACGGTGGTGAGCCCACAGCCTGTTGAAACAAAGTTTGAAAACGTGGTTATTGAGTTAAAGGGCATCTATAAAAAGCGCGCGCAAAACGACCGAATAACGGATGCAACGTATTTAAAGCTTTTTTTGACCGAACTCAAATATGATAAAATCATTTGTATTGATGCCGATACGGTTATTCAAAAACCGCTTGATGAACTTTGGGCTCAAAATGTACGTTACATAGGGCTTTGTGAAAGTTATGTGATAGGGAAAAAACAAGCTCAAGATTTAGGCTTAAAAAAATACGGGCTTTCCGGTGTGATGGTGATGAACTTAAAAAATTTAAGAAAAATCGGCTTTACACAAAAGTGCTTGGAAGTAAAAGCTGAGCCTAAATTGTGGTGTCATGAGGAAACATTGATTAATGTTGCCATGCAAGGTAAACTCAAGTTTTTGCCCGTGAAATGGAATTATTGCCACAACAGAGATTACGGATTGGCAACGATGAAAGAAGAAGATGCGGCGATTTTGCACATATGCGGCAAAGATAAAACATATTTGGATTATGAACCTTATGATGAAATCAGGGAGATTAAAAGGTTTGTGCGAGGCAAAACAGTTGCGATTGTTGGTAACGCCAAAAGTATATTTGATAAGAAAGACGGTGATAAAATCGATGCGCATGAGGTTGTGGTGCGTTTTAACAAGGGATTTGTTACAAAGCCTCAAGCACAAGGCAAAAGGACGGATATATTGTTGGTGGCCTGCGAGCTGAATTTAGATGAGAAAGCAAGTTATAAAGCGTGGTTTTCAATTAATCGCTCGAAAAATACAAAATGCGGCGATTTGACGATTTCGGACAGACCGCGCAATGCCTTAAGGGCACGCGTCGGCCAACAGCCGACAACGGGATTGATGGCTATTGATTTGTGTTTGGAAGCCGGGGCAAAAAGTATTGACCTTTTTGGGTTTGATTTTGAAAAAACACCGACTTTTTATAATCCGGAAGGTTATATAACACCGCACGACTATAATGCGGAAGAAAAAATAGTGCGAGGCTTTCAAGAAAGGGGATTGCTTCGGATATACTGATAAAAAGGAAAAATAATAATGATAGAGGAAGTTTACTTGCCAAACGGAAGCGTTGCAACGTCTTTAAAAGAGATTGATGAATATGCGCGACGAACAGAAACCGCCATGGCAAGTGATTTTAGCGCCGATTATGTTCGAAATCGGCGCTATTTTATTGAAAAAGCTCAGGAAGCAGAACTGCTTTCGGCATTTGTTTTTAACTATAAAAGGGAAATATGGAACAATGAATAATTTAAAAGAAGATATTATAAAAGGTTTTGCTTCAGCAGATTTGCAAAGTCAAACCGAAATAAATGCAGCCGCAGGTGAAGACAGAATCACGGATGCTCGAGAACCGATGGATATTGTCAGCGCACCTAAAAGCTACAAACAAGAATTTAAAGACAGCTTCAATACGCTTTCGCCCGAATGGCAAAAATATTTGGCATCGCGGGAAAAAGAGTATGAACAGGGTTTGTCACGCGCACGAAATGCCTATGGTTGGGTTGATAAACTCGCCGCTGAAAGGAAAAATTTGATTGCATCACAGGGGTTTAAGAACTTTGAGGATTATGTGAGCACCTTAATCGGTGTGGCCGATAGCTTGGAAAGCAATCCGAAAGCGATGATTTCAAAATTACAAGTTCTTTATGGTGTTTCAAGTGCGGCAAATGATAACAATCTGCAAACACAACTCTTGAGCCAAAACGCTCAGATAACTGAACTTCAGAATACTTTGAGTGCCTTTTTGGGGCAGCGGGCTCAAAATGAATATCAGGCTTTTGTGAATGCAAAAGACGAGGAAGGAAAAATGAAGCACATCTACTTTGATGAGCTTAAAGATCAGATGCAACTTTTGCTTGCACGAGGATTGGCAGAAAATTTGGAAGATGCATACGATCAGGCTATATGGCGTGTTGCCCGTGTGCGTGATGAGGTTTTGCAAAACTTGGCACAACGACAAATCGGTCGCCGAGAAAATGAAACCAAAAGAGCGCAAGCCGCATCATTTGAGCCGGCATCTAAAAAAGAAGGAAGCACAAGAGAATTGTCTTTGCGGGAAGAAATTGAACGTAACTATGATAGATTTGGAGATTAAAGTATGACAGTAAATGCTCATTTTGATAATGCCTTAGCAACGACTTTGGAAAGCCGTACGGGCAAACTTGCCGATAATGTGACAAATAACAATGCGTTACTTTATCGCTTAAGAGAAAAAGGTAATATTCGTCCTTTAGACGGCGGTTCTAAAATTGTGGAAGAACTTGAATATGGTGAAAGTGATTATACGTGGTATTCAGGTTATGATACAATTTCGACCACTAATCCGGAAATTTTTTCGGCAGCTGAATATGAGTGGAAATTTTTGGCTGCGCCGATTGGATGTTCCGGCGAAGAATTACTCAAAAACAGCGGCAGAGAACGTCGCATTGATTTGATGGAAGCTAAAATTAAAAACGCTGAAAAGACCTTAAAAAATCAGATGTCTGTCGGTATTTATTCTGACGGTACGGGGAGCTCCGGTAAACAGCTGACAGGCCTGAAAGCCTTAGTTGCTGATTCGCCGACAACAGGTACGGTCGGCGGTATTAACCGCGCAACATCAGGCAATGAATTTTGGCGTAATTATGCGCTTAATGCTTCAGCGCCGTTAACAAATGCAACAATATATGATGCCATGAATAAGGTGTTTTTGGCCTGTTCACGCGGGATTGATAAACCGGATTTAATTGTGGCAAGCGATGATATGTATAGCATTTTTGAGGCATCATTGATACCCGAACAGCGTTTTACAAACAGCAAAATGGCAGACGCAGGTTTTCAGAACCTCAAATTTAAAGGTACGGATGTGATTTATGACGGCGGTATGAAAGGAGCCTGTCCGGCAAAACACATGTATTTCTTGAATACCGATTATTTAAGACTTCGTCCGCATAAAGATAGAAACTTTAAGTTAATCGGTGATAAAGAACGTATGGCCATTAATCAGGATGCGGTTTATAAAATTATTGGTTGGGCCGGAAATTTGACGATGAACAATGCACAATTACAAGGTGTATTGGTGGATTATTCATCTTCGGAATACGGATATTAGATTTTCTTTAAAGAGGGGGGCACGTATGCCCCCTTCAATTTAAACCAAATAACAAGAGAGGAAAATATGAGCGATTTTCAGTTGTTTCAGCAAATATTAAATGATTCGGGTACACATAGAGGCGTGTTTGCGCGATTTTATGACAGATATGTGAAAACAGATGATATAGGAGA